GCGGCAGACGGGAAGCTCGTCGAGACAAGCGTGTTGTTCCGGCCCTTGAGGAGATTAGCCGTGGGCACGACGCCAGCCTGCGTCAGCTTGAGCCCGATGGCATTGCGGATGTTGGTGCGGGTGCTCACGCGGCAAGAAGTTGTGGCATCGTTTGTGCGCCCAGTTCCGGTACAGGTTGTGCGCCTTCGACACGAGTAAAACCTAGATTGACGGCCTTGCCAGCCAAGAGCCGCTTCACCTTTTTTGTAGTTGTAGAGACGCGGGAGTTAAACGCGCCGTCGATCATCCGCTGGTAGTTCGGGATTTTTACGTTTCGATTTCGCGCAACTATGAAAACCGGACGTTCGTTTGCCCGACCGAACCAATACGCGACTTCGCCAGCGTTAGAGGCTAATGGCTCGGCGAATTTCTTGTATCTGGCCCCGGTGGCCTTCGCAGCTGGAATCCATCCGGCAACGGTCCAGCCCACGCGGTCCTCGATTGCCTTCCGATAGCGTCTCGCGTCGGTCTTGTAGGCCGCCACGTTCTGATCCTTCGGGATTCGGCCGTACTTGTTGCGCGCGCGCAAATGAACTTCTGCGACTTGGGTGATATCCGAAAGCACGCGCCGGCCTCCCCAGTAGGAGATCTTAGGATTTCGCAGTAAGTTGTTCAGCTTCTCGGTCTCGCGCCGACGAACCATCCGCGCCATTGATTCGTAGATGCTCCCCGGTGCAGCCTTAGCCTTTAGCGTGTTGTAATCCAGCACCGCAGTCATCTTGCCGATGTCCTTGCGGACCGCGTTGACGCCCTGCTTCTTGCTTTTTGGAGGAGTGAACTTGATGAATAATTGCGTGAGATACCGGCCCTCCTCCTTGATGATTGGGCCAAGGCCGAACTGCGAGGCGCGCGCGAGCTGAGTAAGCGCTGCGGACAAGCGTTCATTCTCGATTGTTATCGCGATCATATCACCTTCGCGACGTCGATCTCGCAGCCCGCGCCCTCCGCATCGAAGCGCACCTGCTCCACGAAGTAGGTCGTTCCCGCCCGCACCAGCGTCTGACTCTGCGCCGGCGTGCCCGTGACCGAGGAGGTCGTAAAGAACACCGTGAACTTCACGTCGTCCCGGCGCTGATCCTCGAACTCGTCAAAAAGGTTCCGGCTGGAAGACCAGACTCCGGTGATCGTGCTGCCGAGGTAAGAGAACGTGATGCCGGCTTGCTCCAAGATGGCGCCCTGGTCGAGCGCCAGCTGCACGGGATCGAAGTCGCGGACTGCGGCCATACTTAATCGCCAACTGTCACAACGCGCGAGGCCGGCGAGAATGTGTCATCTTGAGCGACGCCCGACGAGACGTGCCAGAATTCCTTTCGCACGGCCGCCGCGATGATCGCCGGCGAGGAGTTAATCGTGAAGACCTCCTCCACGTCCCGGATGATCCGCGGCAAGTGCGCTGGCGACTTGGCCCGTAGGATCATCGTCTGCGGAACGCGCCAAGTCAGGAGCTTCGCCTCCTGCGCTTCATCCGCGAGGAACACGATCGGTCGCTTGGCGACCCGTCGGCAGGCTTCCATCAGCGCCCCGGCGTGGTACTGCTTGCCTTGGCTGTAGCCGAACGGCGCGAGCAGGCAGATCTCGCGGCTGAAGCCGTAGTCCTCCAGCGGCGGCTGCTCGTCGATCAGATCGAACTCGGGCCGCTGGTTCAGATGCGCGAACTCGGGAAAAAGGCCGAAGACGAAGTCGCCCCAGGGTTTCCCGCTCGCGCGATACTCATCGTATCGGTGCGGCCAGATCTCTAGCTCCAGCACGCGGCCGAAGCGCATCTTGTCGCGCTGCTTCGGGTCCGACGGCCGCACGTAGCTCACGCAGGAGAAGAGCCCCCAATACTGCGGGAAGCACTCGACGTAGACGGAATGACCTTGGCCGGCCAGATGCCGCGCAATCGGCAGAACGCGGATGATGTCGCCGAGGCGCTGGTGGTAGACGATGCAGATTCTCATTGGAGCATCGCGTTGTAGCGCTCCGCCGTTTTGCCCGCAACCCATCCGTGGAAGCCAAACGAGCACGCCGGCCCGCAGTCGCCCTCCTCGATGTAATGCTCCCACGAGAAGCGGCGCGCGATTTCGACCGGCGCGAACTTCATCCCGAGCTCAACCATTGGCTGATGCAGCGTCTGGCATTGGAACACGTCCCCCGGCTGCCCGTTCCAGAGTCCGATGGAGTCTGCGCTTGCCTTGAGAAATGCCCACGATCGGAGCGAAAAGCCCGTGTTGCCGACGCGATGCCTGAGCCCCCACGAGGCCGGCCACGGCGCGCCGATCATATCGTAACCTAGCCAGCTATCGTCCCACAGCTGCGGGTTGAGGATCCAGCCATCGTGCGAAACAAAGAGGCAATGGCTGGTCTTAAAGTGCAGATGCAGCTCGGCGATTTCGCAGCGCATCGCGTCCTCGTAGGTTCGCGGACTCTCGATCAGGACGGACCCGCCGAACGTGAAGAGGCTTTCGCAGTAGCGCATCACGCGACGCGTCCGCTCGGGATTTAGTCCGTCCGTCGCGATCAGGGTGACATTCGGAAGATGCTTCACGGCGTGACCCATTTGGAATCTGCGTCAGGGTTGCGCTGCTTGAAGAGCTCGAGGCCGGCATCGTAACGCTCCTTCGTGTTGTTGTGCTGGTAGGTTGCATCCCATTGCCCCTTCTTGAAGGCCGGGTGCTGGTGCTCGAAGCGGTAGCGGTCGCGCGCATCGATCACGACGCCGTCGCGCCAAGCCCGATGCGAAAACTCGTTGTCCGAGAAGACCGACTCGTAGCCCTCGTGGAAGAGCTCGCCGCCCTGCTGCTCGAAGCGGGCGCGCGAAAGGATCGCCATACAAAGCAGCGGGCCGGTGCGATGGCCGTCGTGCACGGCGATCACGATCGGCTCCTTTTGCAAGTCGCGCCCCTCGACGAGCGACAGAAGCTTCGCGTCCCAGCCGATGGGCGGAACCCAGTCGTCGGACAGCTGCACGATCAGATCGCCGCGCGCCTTCTTGGCTGCGAGGTTCCAGGCTGCGACGCAGGATCGCTTGTCCGAGACGACGCTCAGGAACTGCTTGCCCATCGTCACCGACTCCTTGTCGTCCGCGTCCACGGCGAAGACGTGCTCGATGCGGGTCGGATCCTGTGCCAGCCCGAGCCAAGCCTCGCGGCAGGCGACGGCCTTCGACGTGCGGCCGCGGGTCGCGTGGACGAGCGAGATGCGCGGATGATTGCCGAGGTGAAACTGCTGCTGGAGCACGTCAGCCCGCGCTTCCATCCCAGCCAGTCGGAAGGCTCGCGCTGCCAGATCGTAGCCGGCCCAGCCGTAGTATTTCGCCTCCGAGGTCCACGGCTTGTCCGCGCCGATTGGCTCGCGGTGGCGCAGCATCTCTTCCGCCCACCAGCGCGCACGCGCCCCGTCGTTCTTCTCGAAGAGGAGCAGGATGATCGCGGCGTAAGCCTCGCGGCACCACGGGAAGACGGCGTGCGCTTGCAGCGCGTAGCTCATCGCCTCGCGCGAATCGCCGCACAGCTTGGCGAGGTTCAGCAGCGCCTCGTAGCGGAAGGACTGCTCGAGATTCGGGAAGCTTAGAGCGATCTTCCCGAACTGCTCCGCGGCCTGCCGATTGCCGGCGCAGAGGTGCTCCTGGTGGATGTAGAAATACTGGGTCGGCGTCTCCTTCACCGACTGCCCGAGGATGCGGAGATTGCGCCTGCGGTTCTCCTTCTTGACCGACTTCGGCGCGTGAACCCAGACCGGCCGCGGCCAGTCCTCGTGCTTGTCGCCGGGAAGCAGCAGGAGGTTCTCGTGGACGTCGTGATGCCAGACGCGCCCAGCCTCAAAGGCGGAGCGGCGGATCGCGCGCTCGCGATGCAGCTTCTTATTCGTTCCTCGAACGTCATACGGACAGCGCACCATCAGCACCTCGGGCGCGACCGTGCGGAGGAGATCGCGGAAGTCGTGCGCCTCGTCGAGCAGATCGTCGCAGTCGGACCAGACGATCCAGTCGCCGGTTGCCTTAGCGAAGGCCGCGTTGCGGGCGCGCGCGAAGGAGTCGACGTGGTCCCACTTCTCGGCGCCGTAGCCGTTCCGATACTCAGCCCCGCGGAAGTCCTTGCCGTTCTCGCGGCACCAGGCCGCCGCCATCTCGAGCGTAGCGTCCGCCTCCTTCGCTCCGATAGCCCGCACGATGCAGAGCTCGTCGAACACAGGCGCGAAGCTCGAAAGCATCGCGATGATGTGCTCGGCCTCGTTCCCGCAGATGACGCAAAGTGAGACGCGCATTGCGCTGTCGGTCGCGTCAAAAAGAAACCCGCGCCCCAGTTAAGGAGCGCGGGCGGCATCGGGATACCCGTCAGCCTTTAATCTTCGCTTAGCTGTACTGCGTCGCGATCAGCTGGCCGGCGTTGGTGTTGACCACCTTCT